CGTATCAAATCTAGTCTAACCAGTTCGACTAGCGAAGGCAAACGAAACCATGCTTACACGTTGGCTGCGACGGCTGCACAACCGATGGATGACGCGCGTGCTGTTAGCGCACGGGCGGGAAGTGATGAGCGAATAGAGGTGACACGATGGCAGTATTAGACGACCTACAACGCGCCGAATTAGCCGCTGAAGGTATGCGTGATCGCCGCCTCGGTACACTGGCGAACATGCTGAAAGCCGATTGGCGTGCGTCGGTTGATGCAGCCGACACATGGCTGAACAGTAACGCCGCCAGCTTTAACAGCGCGTTACCGGTGACGGCGCGTAATAACTTATCGACGGGGCAAAAAGCGCTGCTGCTCGTGTTCGTGATTACCAAGCGCTATTTGAGCGGGGTGTAGCGATGGCAACTCGATTTATCTTCACGCCGCTATCGGCTGAGTTTCCCGCGTCCAATGCGCCCGCGTTGGATTTGGTCAACCGTCGTCCGGTGCTGTGGTTTGATGCATCCACGGATGAAACGTGCTACTTCACAGGCATCGCGCCACAAGGACTCACTGGCACAATTACCGTCGTGATTACCTGCCTGATGGCCTCGGCGACATCGGGCGCGGTTGGTATTCAGGCGCAGCTTGAAGCGATCACCGACGGCGACGCTACCGATTTGGATGCAACCACCTCATTTGACAGTGTGAACAACAGCAGCAGTACGACCGTCCCCGGCACGGCGGGGTATATCGATCAAATATCAATCACTATGTCGAATGCGGACAGTCTCGCAGCGGGTGATTTGTTTCGCCTGTCCATAAACCGTGATGCCAATGGCAGCGCGATTACCGACAGCGCGACGGGCGACCTCGGCATTCTGGCTGTGGAATTTAGAGACAGCGCATAGCAAAGGCGGTAACAAATGGCTTACCGCATTGATGCGTCAACAAAATACCTGCTGCGCGGGTCGGATTTCCCGACGGTCAATGCTTTTGCGGTTTCCATGTGGTTCTACATGGACACGGATCGCAACGCATTAGGCACGTTAATGACGATGCTGAATGCGACCGGTACCGTGTTTCAAGGTATTTACGTCCGCTCGAATGGTACGACGCTAGCGCTAGATGTCAACGGGAGTATCGTTGACGGTTCCGACTTGACCCCCGGTCAATGGTATCACCTGTTCTGGCAGCGTGTCGTGAATGACCACACGCTGCATGTGGACGGTGCGCTGAATATCACGCACACGGGTAATCCGGCACTGACAACGGCGTTCATGCTGTTCGGCAGTAACAGCGTGAACTACATGAACGGGCGTATCGGCACGATCAAGATTTGGTCGGGTATCAGTACGGCGTTTACGGCGGCGGAAATTACCGCCGAAATGCGAACTATTCGCCCTGTGCGTACAACGAATTTGCACGCATGGCACCCGACGTTTACAGCGTCAGGCACACAAGATTACTCCGGTAACGGGCGAACGCTGACGGTCAACGGCTCAGCGGCGGACATTGACAACCCGCCGGTTAGTTGGGGGGCACGCAGCCTCGTGCTGCCGTATGTGGCGGCGGGGGGTGGGGGCGGCATCACGGGTAATGCCAACATTACCCAAGCTGCCGACACTGTTTCCAGTACGGGCACGGTCGAAGTTACGGGCGCAAGTGCCGTCACACAAGCCGCCGATACCGTAACCTCTGCGGGTACTGTCGCGATTGACGGTGCCAGCGGTGTTACACAAGGGGCGGACACAAGTTCGGCAACCGGCGCGGTCGCGATTGATGGCGCTGCATCACTGACGCAAGGCGCAGATACCCTCTCGTCAGCGGGTGGTGTTGAGGTCATCGGTAGTTCAGCGACGACCCAAGCCGCTGATACGGTCAGCGCCACCGGTACCGTCGAGATTACGGGCACCGCTGCTTTAACTCAAGCGTCGGATACGGTTAGCAGTGCGGGCACGGTTGCCATTGATGGCACGAGCAGCGCGACACAGGGTGCGGATACATCCAGCGCGACGGGGGCAGTCGCCATTGATGGTGCTGCTTCCATTACACAGGGCGCAGACACACTCACAGCGGACGGGATTGTCGGCAACCCGCCGATTGTTGGCGACGCGGCACTAACGCAAGGTGCAGACACGCTCTCGGCATCGGGTACGGTTGCAATAGATGGTACCGCCGCGATTAGCCAAGCAGCGAACACCGTAAGCAGCACGGGTACGGTGGACGTAATCGGTGCTGCAAGTATCACGCAAGGCGCGGATACCTTATCGGCTGATGGGGTCGTCGGGTTCGCTCCCATAACGGGCGATGCCAGCATGACGCAGGGTGCCGATACGCTCACCAGCGCGGGCACGGTCGCGATTGCAGGCAGCAGCAGCGGTACACAAGCCGCTGATACGTTGTCATCTAGTGGCGTAGTGTTAGTCACTGGTAACGCCAACATTACGCAGGCATCCGATAGCAACAATGCACAAGCAAGTGTTGCTGTTGATGGCAGCGCGACGCTTACACAGGGCGCTAACACATTAATCGCGGCGGGTACGGTGGGCGACTCGCTTGCTGATGTCGTAACACCGGATGGACGCATTTACGTTGTCCTCGCAGAAAGCCGCGTTTACGAGGCGGTTGCAGAGGATCGCACCTATACGGTGATGACTGATGATCGCATATATGAAACGGTTTAGCGAGGAATAACTATGGCACTTCAATATTCAACCGCAGTACGTAACGCACAATTGGATGCACTCGAAAGCACCATTAGCACCAGCGCTGTTTTGAAAATCCGCACGGGCGCGGCTCCTGCTAATGTGGCAACCGCCGACAGCGGCACGGTGCTCGCGACCATGAGTTTGCCTTCCGATTGGTTGGCAGCGGCTTCGAGTGGTAGTAAGGCAAAGTCGGGTACATGGCAGGACGCCAGCGCAGACGCCACCGGCACCGCAGCGCATTTCCGCATTTATGCCAGCGACGGCACGACCGCCCATATTCAGGGTACGGTGACGGCGACCGGCGGCGGCGGCGATATTACGCTGGATAACACGTCGATTGCAAGCGGGCAGGTGGTGACGATTTCGACATTCTCCATTAGTGCTGCGAATGCCTAATCATGGCATTGACAGCAAACAGTCCTAACAAAACACAAGACCCTGACGACGATCTCGATTATGAGATTAATTGGCAGGGCGACAAAAAGCCATTTCTAGCCGTTGGCGAAACGATCACCACGTCAACATGGTCAGCGGATGACGATTTGACGCTGCACGACGACACACACACTGATACCACCACGACGGTATGGGTAAGCGGCGGTGACACTGGTCAGACTTATGTGGTAACGAACCATATTGTGACGAGTGAGGGGCGAGAGAAAGACGGATCCCTCTATATCACGATTAAAGAGCAGTAAAAGGACATCCTCATGGAATGGATTAAAGTTACCAGCATCACCACCACCGGCAGCGCTGGCTCGGCGACCGGCACCAGCGGCAACGTCACCTTGCGCACGGGTGGTGAACTGTACGCGATCTTCGTGGACTTTACCACGATGCCCGCCACCACCGACGTGACGATTACCTAAGTGCTGCCTAACGGCGGTTCGCGTTCGCTGCTTACACTCACCAACGTTAACACTGACGCGGTGCATCAAGTGCGTATCGCAGACAGCACGGTCGCGGGCGCAGGCGGTACCGGCTTCGTGTATCCGTATATCGGCAGCACGCTTAAGGTGGACGTGGCGCAAGGTGACGCGATTACCAACGGCGTGGTGGTGTATGTGCTTATGAACCAGAGTTTGAAGTAAGGTACGACATGGAACGCAGGCAGTACAGCGATAACGACCGCGCGACGGCGTTGACAGCATTAGATGCGAATGGCGGCAATTTGCGTAAAACATCGCGCGAGATTGGTGTGCCAATTTCCACCCTCAAAGAGTGGCGCGATGGGCGAGTGAATGCTGATGTTGCGGAAATCCGCACACATAAAAAGGATGACCTCGCAAATAAGTTTGAGCAAATCGCAAATGCTTATACAGATCGTCTACTTGACCCCGACGTTATCAAGTTAGCGCGTCCGGGTGAAGCGTCAACGGTAGCCGGTACGGCAATCGACAAGATGCGGTTATTACGTGGTTTGCCGACTGAAATTGTAGCCGTCCTGCCTGATGTTGTTTCAGCCCTCCAAAAACTCGGTAAAGACCCTTTGGCGATATTCAATGACATTATCCGTAGAGCAGAATTACATCAGTGATCCGCTTGTTGATGAATTACTAGGGACAAATGTCAACGACCGCTTAACGATTGCCGATCTATCTATCCTCAACAAACAGCAGCAAGTCGTGCCGTTGAAGTTGAACCGCGTGCAGCAGTACCTATACGACAACATGACGGGGCGTGACCTCATTCTTAAGTCACGGCAGCAGGGCGTCAGCACGTTTATTCAAGGGTTACTTCTCGAAAAGGCGGCGAACGAAACCGCCCGCGTCGGCACGCTGGCACACGACGACGAAACGACGCAAAAGCTGCGCGATATGCAGCAGTTCTATTACGCCAACCTACCCGACCACTTGCAACCGGAACGCGCCATCAATAACGCGACGCGCACCTACTTCCCCGAAACGCAAAGCATGATGTATATCGGCACGGCGGGGAATACGGAACGCGGGCGCGGTGGCACGTACTCGCATGTACACGGGTCGGAAGTCGCCTTCTGGAAGAACGCGCAAAAGGTCATGAGTGGGCTTTTGCAAGGCGTGCCGGAGGACGGCGCTATTATGCTCGAAAGCACGCCTAACGGTATGAGCGGGTGGTTTTACGAGCAGTGTATGGCATCGCTTGACGGTGACAGCATATGGACGCTGCACTTCTTTCCGTGGTGGTGGGATGACGGCTACCGTCGCCCACTGGCTAAAGGCGAAGTCATTGAATACACCGACGAAGAAGCCGCGTTAGCAAAAGAGCACGGGCTAACGCCTGAGCAAATCAACTGGCGACGCTACAAGATTAAAGAACTCCCGCACGAGTTCAAGCAAGAGTATCCAGAGGATGTGCATTCGTGTTTCCTCGCCAGCGGTACTAGCTATTTTGGCGATG